AAAATGAAGTATAAGTTTTGGTTTATCGATCTTCTTCATGCATCCTAGGCGGGTTCCACTCTCGCTTTCCCCGCCTAAAATTCTATTGTGTTAATTTACAACGTATGAAATGTTCCAAGACATAGTACCAGCAGTACCACCCGCAGCAGCCATTGTAGCCGCTATGTAGTAGTATCCTCCTGGATCAGAGCTGTCTCCAGCTAATTCCCACATCTTTTTACCAGCTGTATCTATGTCAGCAGCTTCAAAACGAACATCCGCCATTGCAGCAGCATCAGCTACTGTACTTGCGAATACATCTTCGTCTTTTGCTACTCCAGCTGTAGTGTATATTCCTACATTGAAAGTACACGAACCGCCAAGTGTGTCTGAACCAATAAATAAACTTGGTACAGCAGCATTACTTGGGATAGGTGCTAACATAACAATATCGTTGTCGTCACTATCGCCAGCAGCTAATTCTACTGTTCCATGAGCTGTTCTTAGAACACCATGCAATTCAGCAGAGTTGTTAGCAACTGAAGGAGACGCTTCGAAATTTGCTACTAAGTCAGTATTTTTAGTTCCCATATTTCTACCCTCCTATTATGCTTCGTGACAAGGAATTTGAACAACTTTCTTTTCTTCCATTCTGACAGCGCCTAAAGACATACAGTAGTAAACTTGCGTACTGTAACTCTTATCAGCTCTTTCAGAAATTTTTGCAGAAATATCCTTACCGATACCTAATTTAATAGCATCTTCAGTATATGCAAAAACTAATCTGTCAGTAGTGTTAGTTGCATCCTTGTTTAGTCTTGTTGACATTATAAAATCAAATCCCAAAAAAGAATTTACAGAACCTTCTGCCAATGCTTTAACTGTAGCAAAGTCAGATGAAGTTACTTGTGTAGTTCCTAATAGATCTGATATTTGTTGTGGCCCGCAAACAATGTATCTCTTTAAAGAAGGATCAACATCGTTGTTATCTAAGATTTTCTTCGCAGCCAAAAGTTTAGCAATTGTCAAACCATCTGATTGATCTGAAGTTGCAGTTTTTTGACTTGAAGGTAAAGCTGTAGATGAACCACCAGCTACACCAGTTGATGCAGACGCGTTGAATGCTGTTATAATAACATCATCCATTGCTCTATTCATCGCTGCTGCCGCTGCTTTAGCGTAAGAACTTGTAGGATCCACAAGCATTCTAACCTTGTCAACATCGTCAACAAGATCAGCCCACTCGTAATCAGCCAAGCTCAATCTTCTTCTGCTGTGCGGAGTATCAATCTGAGGAGTATCCCCATGTCTGCTCGTTCTTAATTGAGCAGCAGTTACGCCTACTTGATCGAAAAAGGCGTTCTTCCCATTAATATTTTCCACGTCAACAGAACCTCTAAGTTTACTTCCCATTTGTTGAGAAAGCATAGATACGTTAGAACTATACTGTTCAACAAAAGAAGTAGTAATTTGAATAGACATACTATTCTCCTCTTGGTTATGTTTATGTTTAAGTTAAAACGGCTGATTATCCTTGCGGGTCGAAACCTGGCTTTTACATCTTTTAGATGTTAGTCTTTCCTAATGTCTTTCGGGGTCTTGCGATTATCCCGATATTTTCAGCTATACTTGATTTTTTTTTTCTCGTAAAGCTAAAACTTCTTCAACAGCTGCTGCATGATTTGGATGATTTTTATCCCAATACGCAGATCCAACTTGTGTCAAATTTCCTATTTCTTTTTCTATTTGAGCTGGTGTTTGATAAATTGGCCCAGAAGATTGCGTAATACTATCTTCTCCCATTTTACTTGCTAGCTCTGCAAAGGCTCTAATCATTACTGGATGATCTCCAAGTTTAGTTCCGTCTGCTAAGTTAGTATCAAATAACTCACTTGCTCCAACTGATTTTGCAAGATTAGATGCTTGACTAATTTTTTGAGGATATGCTTGACCCCATTCTTGTTTTAGTTCTTTTGTGCTGTTTTCTCTTGCCGCTACTGCTGTAGTTTCTTGTTCTTGCTGAACTTTAGACATTGCTTCATTATAAAATTTAACAACTCCGTTTGCTTGTCCAGGAAGTAATCCAAGTTTATGAGCTTGATTTGAAAAACTATTTAATGCTTCAGCATCAAAGTTATGATCTTCTGCAAGATCATATTTATATTCGCCAGGCGTTGCGGGTCTACCAAGTTTTTCGTAAACCGCATCCCAATCTTTTTCTGTTGCAAATTTGTTGGGTACTGGAATTTTATCAGCTCCAACTAATTTTTGTGCATGAACATAAGACTTTGCTAAACCTTCTATATCTTTAATATTTTCTAAAGATTTATCAGCTCTTAATTCATCAGATAGACTTTCTTTCCAATCTGTTGCAACTTTTTCTGCTGTTAATGTTGTATCGTTTGTTGGTGTTTCCGCAGACACTTGACCCGTAGGTTCAACTGCTACCTGGTTTGTTTCACTACTCATTTATCCTCCGTTGGTTTTTTGTTGAGCATATTATTAATAAACAAGACGGTAAATCTTGTTCCTTCTAAAAATGCGCTTTCATGGCTATCGCCTTTAGTGTGCGTAGTCGTATAGAAACCGCATCTTTTTTTTAGATCTTCCAAAACTAATTTTCCAGTTTCTGAGCTGAAAGTTTGTTTATAAGCAAGTTCTAATTCTTTTAAGTCTTTACTGTTCATTTAATACCTTTAAGGCTGGAGCTACTTTCCCAGCACTTTCGGCAACTTGTTGTGCTTGTTGTAATTGCATTTGTTCCATTTCTGCTTGTTGTTTTTGTTGTTGCATTTGTTGTACTTCAGCTTTTGATCTCATAATTTTAGCTGGCAATCCTAATACTTCTTGGATGTGAGAAACTAAACCATCTATGTCTATGTAATCAAAAACGGGTGCAATATTCTGCATGGAGCCAAATATTTCTATACCTCTCATTACTGAGGATAGCTCTTGTGTTTTTTGAGCTTTAGCCAAAGGAGATACATATTCTATTTCTATATCTTGATCTCCTAGTTCTTCTGGTATTGGAGGAAGTTTATTATTTTTAAATAATAAATTGAAAGATCTTGTAATTAATGGCTGCAATAATTCTGATTGAAGTCTACCTAACACTGGGCCTAGTAATCTCATTTTTTCTTCTGTTCTTTGCAAGACTTCTGTAGCTGTCATGTTTTGATTTCCAACCGTCATCAATTGATCGACAAAGAAATTTTCTCTAATTGCTTTTCTTCTTTGATCTTCCATGTTTAAACCAAGTGGATTATTTGATCCTATTTGTAATGGTTCAATTCGTTCTCTAGTTCCAGATCTATAAAAATTTAATCCTCCAGGCACTGTTCTAATAGGTAAAATAAAACCATCATCAGGAACCATCAAAGGTGGATCTATTTGTTTTTGAGCTGCTTTAATTGTTGTCTTAGACATTGTGTTTAACATCTTAGTATCTGGTAAAGCGTTCATAGCTGGAGATCTACCGTAAACTTCGTTTGATGATGTTTTTAAATATCTTGGTACTACATAAGGAAATTCTTTAAATCCACTTTCTCTTAACAAGGTTCCAGTTTTTTCGTGAACATGGCAAGATATATAATCCATATTTTTAGAATTATCATATCCCATAGGTTTATCGTTTGGATAAACAGAGTGAATTATTATTGTATCTCCATAAGGTTCTTTTTCAATGTCAGTTAATATGGATCTATGTAATTTTGCATCTGCATACATAGCTGGAATATTTTTATTTTTTATTTGAAATTTTCTAGTTAAGCTATCAACTAATCCTTTTTCATTTTCTGTAATAAAAATTTCTGAAATATGTAAAGTTTTAAATCTTAAATCATCTTTAACATCGTCTGTAATAAACATAGCAGATGTACCAAAGGCTAGAAGCTCATGGTATAATTCAAAAATTTCTTGTTGGAAGTTAGATCTAGCAAATACTTGTTGCATAATTTTAGCGCAAGTTTCTAACCATTCGTTTGCAGCATCATTGTCAGCTGCCATTTGGTTTCTAAATTTTAAAACAAACCATGGAGAAATAGTATTAGTCAACATACCATTTAAAGATGAAGCTAATAATTCTAATGCGTGAGTAGCTGTACCATCAAATATTTGGTCGTGACGTTTATCGCCTTTAGTATGCTTTTCTGTAATGTTAGCTTTTCTTGGTAAAAAGTAATCTGCAATTTCTTGCCAGTGATCTTCCCAAGTTACCCTTTGAGCTTTGAGAGTTTTATATCTCTCCAATACCATTTTTGCTTTTGGATCTTGTGCCATCTATACTCCCAATGTTTTCTTTTTTGTATTTAAAATATTACTTTCGCCTAAACCAGACGCAGAAGTCATTATAGTATCTTTTCTACCTTTTTTCTTATTGGCTAATAATATTTCATCACTAGACATGGTTGTAGCATTAG